AACAATGCCGTACAACACCGTCACTTCAAGGAAGGTCAATTCGTTGACAGCCCAGCCTACACGCACAGCTTGCATGGCAGCCCCAATTCCGTCCTCGTTCAACTCGCGGATGGCTTCAGCTCAGAGGCTCCTTCGGAGCCCGGCGACTGCGGATCGCATCTTGTCACTGAGGATACACGTGTCCGAGGCAAGATTTTCGCGATGCATGTTGCCCGAGTACATGAACGCGCTACTGCGTCATTGCTCACGAGGCAACTCTTCAACGAGAAAGTCCGTGTCTTCCACGAGGATTGTGGCGAAGCCCAAGGTCCACCAATGACTTTTGGCAATGCTGTCATCAATCCCACACCCATCAGAGACAAGCTTGCGATTCCGTACGTGGCCTCACGGTCAGCGTACATCCGCAGTTGCATAGCTGGAACCCCAACCCGCGTGCCCTCGCTACCGACCGACAAAGGCTTTCCGGAAACGGATGCCGTGCCGAGGCGTGAGCACGCTCGCTACCCTCTCATGAACGGCGCTGCCCGTGCCACTTACGTCCCCATCGCTCAATACGATGAGGTCGCATTTAAGGAAACGGCCGAGGCCATGCCGACACTCATGCTCCACTGGTTTGGTTCCCCACAGAACCGTGTTCTTTCAGATCACGAAAATCTGAATGGATCAGATGACCCGTTCATCAAGCCAATTGAGGCCAAGACGTCGGCAGGTTACGACCCGCCCCTTGTTCATCCACAGAAAGGAAAACTTCGCTACTATGAGCCCAATCGAGCCCCCGGCGACCGCACTTACAACGCAGACTTTGCCAAGAAATTGGCGGAGATGGAAAAGATGCTCAAGGTCGACCAGGAAAAAGCCCTCAAGGATTTTGCCGCCTCCAATGTCACACTTCCGGATCAAGCCGGAATGGTGGCCTTCATGGCGTGCCTCAAGGACGAACTCCTCCCGATCGAGAAAGTCAAAGCCGGCCGCGTTCGCATCACGTGGGTTGCACCAATGCCCTACCTGTTCCTCTTCCGCAAGTATTTTCTTGCACCGTTTGCTGACATGATGCGCACCTCTGGAAAGAGTCCGTGCGCTGTCGGCATCAACCCAACGAGTGGAACAGAATGGACGGAGGCTGCGCGTTACGTGCATCTTGACGAACCAGGCTGGAACCATGGAGCCGGCGATCTCGGGAATATGGATGGCAACTGGTGCAAGGAAGTTCACGCCGCCCTTCGCGACGCAATCCTTGCCTGGATTCCTATGCTCAATTCCGAAGAAGACGAGCTCCGCAATGCGCTTTTGCAGGTCCTTCAGATCTGCATTTGTGTGGTCGCTGGAATGTTCTATGCGATCGAGGTGAACCATCGTACGGGGGAACCGATTACAG